AGCTGGCAAAACCGCTAAGCAGACTTTCTTCATGTTGTATATCTCCTTTACAAATTCAAAGTTGTAAATATCATTTTACATTTTTATATGAAATCACAATATGACTTGGTGCAAATAATACTGATGCAATAATCAATAGCACTGACCTACTCATAATCCCACTAAATAAGAACAACATTGAAGGAATAATAGAAAGTGCTAATGCTCTGAAAATGCTGTTTTTCTTAAAACATATAATCCAAATAGCACAATAAAGCATTACCAATATGGTATCTACAATCAGATATACTGCAAATGTTTCGTCAGACCACCACCCGAACCAAGTTCCCGGAATATTGATTATCATGAATCCGAAACAACCCAATCTCCCTACTTGTTCTGTGACCTCAACATATTTATTGTTCCACTTATTATCAAATCCATCTTTGCACTTAATCGCAAATACAACATTGGGTATCATAATGACTGCAATAAAAATCAGCCCAAAAACATTAAACCATTCCATATTATCTACCATCACAAACTTGAATTTATACCCGGTACTTGTCTCGATTTATAGTCATATCAACTAAATGAAATACAAGTAAGATAATAAAAAAAACGGAAACTATTATTATTCCTGCGCCCAGCTTGATAAAATCAATTATACCGCCAAGACAAAAGAGCATTGCCCATGTCTTAATCCGTTTTCCAGTAACTCTGCATATTTTCTCTGTATTTAATCCAGTATAATCTCCTGATAAAAACAGCACACTTCTTTCTGTATTCCTTGATTTGATAAAAAATCTTCCAACAAAAAAGAGAACAGTTGCCATCAGTAAATCAATAAATATAATTATTATTTTCATTTTCAACACCTCTAATTCTAAGTTCACAACTTCCGATTTTCTCAATTCTCAAAACTTGAATTTATTACTCCAAAATAACCGGAAGCATAATCATAATAATTCCAAATAGGGCAAATAGAATACCACCTATTTTTGTTGTTTTCAAGTAAAACTCAGATGGTTCATCTGCACGATAAGATTTCCATTCTTCTGTTAATTTCCATATTAAGCCCGGCTTTAAGAAGATAAACATACCTAACGCAAAGATTATGATTCCACCACCAATAGACCACCACATATTTACCACCTCCTTTAGCAAATTCAGAGTTGTATGTCTCTATTATACCATAATGATACCATCATGAAAAATACAAATAGTTCTTAAAATACATATTTTACGAACTATTTGTATTTAGTCAGTTTTTATTATGCTTTACCGTAACAGACTATATCGGTATGCCGATATAGCCTGTTCAAAAATAATATAAACGTTGCGCACTTTTCATACTAATGTTATTATAAAAATGTGAGTGGGAACGAAAATAGCGCTCACTATCCCTTTTTTAACAAACATTTTTTATAATCTAAACTCCAAAAAAGCCAGCCGGTTGCAAACGGCTGGTATTTATTTTAAATAAAATTATTTGTTTTTCCTATTTAAAGTGATATACTAAGAGACAGTTACTTTATTTATAATTGTTTCATACAAAAAATTATTGTAACTATAAAAGACATCATACTAAAAAATCATTAAAGCAGCCGGTTGCCACTAATCGACTGCTTTAATGTTCTGTTATTTGTTAATTTATGTATATACATTTTAGAGTTTAGAATAAGCAAAGAATAACGATTAATGTTAGTCTTTACCTATAATTTTTTCTTTAAATTCATCAAATGTCTCAATAGTAGTGCTCTGGCTCTCGAGTAGCCGATGACTTCCGTCCGGTAGGAGTTCCCACGCATCAAATGTTTTTTCCGAATGATCATGGATGAACTGGATATATTTGCCGGATGGAGAGTGGTAGATATCCTTCTTACTTATCTGGTTTAAATCTTTGACCTCTGCATCGCTCATCTTTATTTTCCTCTCTGTACTGATTCTGTAGATTTATCAAGTGCAAATATTTCCTCAATCGGGACTCCGAAATAGTCGGACATATCAAACATGAATTCTGCGGACGGACAGCATTCGCCCAGCTCAACGCGGCGGATAGTGCGCGGATCATATCCGGTGTCCATGGCAAGCTGCTTTTGGGCGATTTTTCGCTGTGTCCGTATTCCCTTAAGATTATTAATTATTTTCATTTAATCACTTCTTTCGTTATAATTCATTAAAACCGGTAATCTGGTACATCATTAGAATTAATTTTGCCGACCACTTTTCCGAATACATCCAGACGGTCAGACTCTTTTATCTCAATAGGAGAGTATTTGCTGTTTAGTGATACTAGATAGAGTCTGTCTGCATATCTTTTCAGCTTTTTAATATAAGCCTCATCGTTCAGTCCGAATATACCTATCTCACCATCACATAGGGTATCCTGCTGTGATACCCACGCAATCTCTCCGCTGTGAAATTCCGGTTCCATACTGTCACCACTGACGATTACACCATATGATGCTTCATTTGGAATGACAGATGAGTTAATATTGACTGTTGCTTTGGAGCCATCAAGGAACATATTTCCGGTACCGGCAGATACCGGAGTCTCGTATACGTCTATACTGCGCGTAAATGGAAGTATTTCACATACGTGTGATTTGTATTTGCCTGAATCGTGTAGTAGCTCGATGTAGTCAAGAACTTTTTCACGTCCGGCAGTATTGAGTCCGTTTACCAGACTGTCCGGATTACTTCCAAAATATGCCTCGTATATATCAGTGACACCCATGATACGGCAGAGCGTTAGAAATATTGTCACGCTGGGCTCAGTGTCGTTTTTCTCCCATTTGGAGATGGCTTTATTGGTCAGGTTAAAGCCCTCGCCTTGAAGCCTTTCTGCAAGCTCGGTCTGTGACCAGCCTAGTCGTTTCCTGTTTGTTGCTATAATTTCGCCAACTGAGTTCATAATCAGCCTCTTTTCTACTATTAATACATTATCTTTTGAGTCTTGTTCGTACATATAGTATATATTGCATGAATAAATAAATCAAGTGCAATTTCGCTACATAAGAGAAAAACGGACATAAATGTCTCTTGATAGTCTCTATAATAGAGATATATAATAACACCTGTCGAAAGGAACAAACGTTTGTTTATGGGTGAAAAGAGGTGAGTATGATGGCAGACAGGGTAATACTTCATTCAGATATCAACTGTTGTTATGCTTCGATTGAACATTTGCATCATCCTGAGCTTGCAGGAAAGCCACTGGCAGTAGGCGGTGACCCGGAGGCAAGACATGGGATTGTCTTAACAGCCGACTATATTGCCAAGAAGTACGGTGTGAAAACAGGAATGGCACTCTGGCAGGCAAAGCAGGTCTGTCCGAACATAACATTTGTCTCACCAAGAATGGACTTGTATCTTCGTTTCTCAAGGATGGCACATGAGATATATGCAGAATATACTGACATGCAGGAGCCATATGGGATTGATGAGTGCTGGCTCGATGTGACAGGGAGCAGTTCGCTTAAAGGAGATGGATTGCTTATCGCACAGGAAATCAGCAGGAGAATGAAGTCAGAGCTTGGCATCACAGTAAGTGTTGGTGTTTCTTTCAATAAGATATTTGCAAAGCTTGGTTCAGATTATAAGAAGCCTGATGCAATCACAACTATGTATAAGAGTGAGTTTAAGCAGAAGGCTTGGGTACTTCCGGTAAGCGATTTACTATATGTCGGGAAGAGCACGAACCAGAAGCTTGCAAGATTTGGTATCAAAACCATAGGAGATCTTGCCAGGACAGATGAAGAATTGCTTAACAGCCAGCTTGGCAGGATGGGCAGCATCTTATGGTCGTTTGCCAACGGCTATGATGATTCACCGGTCAGACTGGAGAATACCCACGCTCCGGTCAAATCGGTAGGAAACAGCACAACGACACCGAAGGATATGGTATGCGATGAGGATGTAAAGATTGTTCTTTATATTCTGGCTGAGAGTGTTGCAGCAAGACTTCGTGAGAATGGATTCCGGTGCAGAGTGGTTGAGATAAGTGTCAGGGATAATGAGTTATTCTCTTTTACCCGTCAGAAAAAGATTGACCATGCAACAAACATCACCGGAGAGATAGCTGCATACGCTTATCAGTTATTTAAGGCAAACTATCACTGGAGCAGACCAATCCGCAGTGTAGGAGTACGTGGTGCAGACTTGGTGACAGATAATTACTGGGAACAGATAGATTTGTTCTCAAGTGTGGAGAAGCGTGAAAAGCAGATGAAGATGGATTCGGCAGTGGACGAGATACGAAAGAGGTTTGGATTTTACAGTGTCCAGAGAGGGCTCATGTACCTGGACAGGCAGCTTTCATCAGTAAATGCAAAGGAAGAACACACGGTTCACCAACATGGATTTTTTTCAGGCTAGTAACAGTAAAGCTATAGTAATCGTATAGGAGGCAGACATATGAGGTCCAATAAGGTATATGTTGATGTAGTGGCAAAGTTCTCCAGGGATGGAGTGCTTCTTCCGGTAGAGATTACCTGGGAGGATGGAAAGAAATATGAAATCTCATGGGTGAAAGACAAAAGAAGAGCCGCCAGTACAAAAGCAGGCGGTGTTGGAGAACGTTATACATGCATAGTGAATGGGAAAGAGGTCCATTTATTCTATGAAGATAATAATATGTGGTTTATGGAAAGAGCCGGAGCCTGATATGACCATTTGCGATTGACATATGGCATATCAGTTGGCGATAGATCAGCAGGCCGGGGAATGTGCATACATTCATCGGAACTCCCGGCAAAGGCTTGCAAAGGCGATTTCCCTTTCCTTTACGAGTGCAGAATTGTGTAGATTAATGATTTTGTATGAATAAGGAGCGAACTGAATTGAAAAATGAGGTAAAAGTTATAGAAATAAGATGTAAGAAATGCAATAAATTAATGATGGAATACTATCCATGTGGTGATGAATCATCCGTGGCTCTGCAGAATATCGGCATGAAATGCAGCCGCTGCAAGAGGGTAATAATACTAAAGAAGTATTCCGAGGGAATGATGAAGGAACATTCTGAGAATGGGACTTTAAGAATATAACGATTGAAAATTAAATTACATCCCACCTGATAAGGGCACATCGTAAGATGGAAGCACCAGAGACGCAGGGGAAACGAACAGTATTTATGATACTGGTTTCCTCGTGCGTCTTTTTGTGTGCAGAAAGTCAGAATATGCAGTTGTACCTTACCTGTTCGTTTCAGGGGAACGGCAGGGAGGATTTATGCAGACTAAAGCACAGACAAAAGAAAAGAACTATGAGAGAGGAGCAAGAATAGCAGACAGACGGAAGGCACTTGGCTTATCACAGGATGAGCTGGCTCACCGTATCGGGATAGGCAGACAGTCATTATCTGCGATTGAAAATGGAGGCTCTTTCAGGGCACAGACGCTTGACAGCCTGGCGGTGGAGCTTGAGGTATCTGCAGACTTCATCATGTATGGAGCAGGAAGTACGAAGGCTGAGCTCGTTGCAGAAGCAGTAAAGGTGCTTTCTGATATGGATGAGATGCAGCTCAGACAGTGTGTGGCGATGATGAAGGCAATGATGAAGGCAATGATGAGTGTTTAGAAGTAGATGCAAATGTCGTGTTAACACGGTCGGCAATTCATTCGTGACAATATACAATAAACATGTGCTTGAGAGAGCATGTCACGAGAGTGAAGGCGCCGGAGCTCTCCAATACATCAAATGTAAAGGAGAACATTCATTATGAGTAAAAGAAACAATTTCACAGGAGTAAACAACAGAGTCAATGCAAGAGGAGTAGCATTTATCAAGTCGAGAAAATCAATTGATAATGTAAAGACTATTTTAAACGATATGAACAACATGGCTGATGCAAACGGAATCACACTTACACGAGCTTATCATGATCCATCTTTTTCGCTGGATTTTGACAGACGTGAGCTTGATGATTTCTTTGAGATGATTGACAGCGAATGTGCACAGGTAGTTGTGGTGAGAAGCCTGAATGAGATAACCGATAATGTGTCTGATCTTGAAAAGTTCATTTTGACACTTGCTGCAAAGGGAGTTGCGGTTTACTGCATAGCAATCGGCCCGGTTCCGGTAACTATTTCACACGCTGAGGATTATGGATGTTAAGTGATGGAGGTAACAGAAGTGGGCAGAACTAAATTTGATCCATATGTGATTGGAAATAATATAAGAGATTTACGTGAAAAAAGAAAAATGACACAGATGAAGGCAGCTGAGGAAATGGATATGAGTTTATGTCATTATGCACGAATTGAGGAAGGCTCAAAGGGAATGAGTATTCAGATGCTTTTTAGATTTATAAATTTTTACAAAACTGATGCAAATACGATTTTAGGAACACATTTAGGAGGAATGGCATAAAATGGGCAAGGCAAAAAAGAAAAGAAATATGGTGAGAGAGGAAATACCCTGTATTGTATTTTTATCGTCAAACGAAAATAAGGATGAAGAACTAGCAGAGAAAAAGGAAAACAGACAGTTCAAGTATATTTATGATTATGCAAAGGCACATGGACTGGTACCTGTGAGAATTGCCCGTAGAGGCTGCATGTCACAGAATGTATGTGATCAGATGTTTGAGAGATGCTTAAGCCTTATGTATAAAGGAAAAGCAAGGGCAGTCGTTGTAGCAAACATGGCAAGCATATCGTCATCACTGTGTGATGCATACAAGAAAATAGGCTTGATTAATGAAAATGGGTTCAAAATCTTTTCGGTGGACGAAGGAGAACTGAAGCTTAAGCTGATAGGATTCAAGGAGGAGCAGAACATTGAAGAAAAAAGATAAGGACAAAAGATACTGCAGAGGAGATCTGGTATGGGTAGACCTGGGACAGCATTTCGAAAAACATGTGCAGACTGGACGCAGACTATGCCTGATTGTAAGTACGGATAAGGGAAACAATACAGTTTTTACAGTGATGCCGGGGACAAGCAAACTTGAAAAAGCTGACTTTCCGGTACATGTGACAGTGAGAAAATATGATACAAAAGGTGGAATGGCAAAGACTACTGTATTTATGGCAGAGCAGCTTGTTACAGTTGACAGACAGGATATACTCATGAAAGTTGGCTGTGTTAATAAGGATAGTGGTGTGATGGGGAAAATAAACTCTGTGATTAAACGGCAGTTGGAGATAGAATAGTGAGGTGAAAAATATGGAAAAGAAAGATTTAAATGATGAAAAGCTTTTGTACAATGTGCGTGAGACGGCAGCGGTATTAGGGGTGAATGTTAATATGGTATATGAACTTAATGTAAGAGGAAACTTTTACCGGCACTTAAACTGGGGAGTCTCAAGGTTCGTAAAACGGTATTGATTGAGTTTACTGAGAAATATGAAGGCATGGATTTGTCTGATTTGGACAATATAAAGGAAATATAGTAGAACATTAGGAGTGTTGCATTAAGGTCAGTTTTGTAATCAATTAATGATTGCAGAACTGACCTTGTTTTATTATTAGTGCTTATAAATGGATGTGTAATAGAATTTTGATGGACAAATTCAGATTGTCAATTGTAATTGAGATGTGGTATTATTCATTATAGTATTATTACAAATGGTACTTTTGTTTGTATGTTTAAAGTAAAATATAAAAAAGTCGCCCAAAAGCTGCCAATTGAGTAAAATACTAATGATTATAATAAAATAGTAATATACATGATAGGAGATGTGTAGAACAGTGTAATCCTTATTTTATAAAGGATAATAGAATAAAAAAGAATATGATTTGACAGGATATGAGAGAGAGAATCCCTCTGGGTAATAACCCAATGGTTGGTGCTACAGTAGCAGTTGCCGTTTCCGTTGAGGAAGCTGCAGACGCTGGCAAGTTCTAAGGAATATAGTATTTATGCGGGTTACAAGAATTGTAGGAAAGTGTGAAAAAGCCGAAAATAGAGTAGGTAACTAACACGAAACTAACAGGTAACTAACACGCGTAACTAACAAACAGGGGACACACTTTAGACGGTGCGCCCCCTGTTTTTCTATTCTATGATTTTCTCTATTTCCCGGCGCAGTTCTTCAATTACCCGGTGCGTATATGTCTTTTCTGTTACGTCGTTAATGGCATGTCCCACAATCATTTTTAATATATAGTCGTCCATTTGATAATACTTACCCTTCGTTATGAAGGTGTGGCGGGTATCATGCGGCTTATGGTTCTGGTTTACCCGCTTCATAACTTTCTTGAATCTGCCCCGGTACTTATCGTAGGTTAAGTAAGTGCCTTGCTGCCCGTTTTCATCATTAAACAGGTATTCACTACCCATAGCCAGGGCTTTTTTATAATTTGCTTCCACCAGGGAGAAAATAAGCGGGTGTATCGGTACTACCCTGTCTATCCCGGCTTCTGTCTTAAGACCGCCTGTAAAGGTACGGGCTTCTAAGTCCACGTTTGCAAGTTTCAATATCGCCAGTTCTTGCGGTCGCCAGCCGGAGTAAATACCGATTAAGACCATATCCGTAAAAGGGAAGTCTATATTATCCCACAGGGTTTTTATTTCTTCCTGGGAAAATGGTATACGTTCTATAGTCGGCTTAGGCTTCTTCACGCCGTCACACAGGGCGGCGTAGTCTTTGTCTACTATTTCATGCTTCATAGCATAGCGGTACATAAGGTTAAAAAGGCTTTTCATGCGCGCCTTAGTGCTATCGCCTACGGTAGCGTCCTTTATGGTCTGTTCTAAGTGGTTTACCCTTATATCACGCATACGCATAGAATAGATAGGCTTGCAGTATTTGTAAGCAGCTATCACGGTGCGGGCGCTGGACTTACTCTTAAGGGTGGGGAAGTATTCGGCAGACCATTTATTATAAACTTCTTCAAAAGTGATATTGTGTACGTCAATATCGTAAGGATTTTCGTTATAGTTCGCCAGCGCGTCCAGGGCTTCCGACTTCGTAGGGAAGTAACCTATAGGGCGCTGTACCTGTTTTGCCGTTCCTTTTTCTTCGTCCAGAATCCAGCCGAAAGTTTTAGCAGCTACCCAGGGGTTACGGCGGTTGCCGGATAGCTTATATACAGAGCCGTAGCCGTTCGGCAGCTTAGAGCCGCCGCCTTTCTTCTTCGATTGCTTCTTAGGCTTCGGCGGGGTGTTAATGGGATAGCCACAGCCAGGGCAGCAGGCGGCAGCGCTGCTAATTTCCCTGTTACATTCCGGGCATTTAATAAGCATATAATCACAGCCTTTCTAAAAAAGGGTATAAAAAATAAGCCCCTTTCTAAATCGTTAGGCTTATGGTATAATCGTATGTGCGTTGAGATTATCTATAAGCCCTTGTTTATAGGTATCGCGTGAGCCGTTCCGGGTGGCAGCCTGGGACGGCTTTTTAATTATTTTTTGAAAAGCTTTGATAAAAAGCCAGCTTTCTTTACTGGTTTATTATCAATAGGGTTTGCTTCGGGTTCTGGTATGTAATCGGGATTTTTGAAAGTAACCGTAACCGAACAGCCGTAGGGAGTACCGTAGTATATATCTAAGTAAGGTACTTCGTGTATATAATCATAATTTTCTAATAGAAAAGGTAAATCTTGTCTGGAAATATGCCCTAATGTATCTTGCGATATTCCAACGTCAACCCGTATAGCGTCTTCGTTCTCAAATTTATATTTGACAAGGTTTACAGTTAAATTCCCCCTTTTATAATCATATCCATTAGAACCACGAAAAAGCTTTATATCTTCTAATAATTTCTGTCTGTTTGTTCCGTCTTCGTTATCAAAAGTGACCCCAACAAGGCGGAAAGTCTGGTTAAAATATTCATCTTTTGTATTCATAATGAACCGTCCTACTCATTTAGTACCATGAATCTATCACGCGGAAAGGCTGGTAGATTATGGTAATTATTAAGTTATGGGAAATCCGTACAGCTAAAGGCTTAAAGCTGGAAGCTGTAGCAGCCGTAACAGGTGTAAGTAAATCCACGCTTAACAATATTGAAAACGGGAAGACTTCACCTACACTGGCTAACCTGGAAAAGATAGCCAAGGGGTTAGGCTGCCGCATTAGCGACTTGTACGAATCAGAATATAAGTAAGTATACCATAGTAAAACCTTTGAATCCCTGGCAGTAAAAATATTTCCAAGATTCTGGAAATGTTTTTAAAATATAAGACAAGCCGGGAAAAATCTTTTATAATGGGTAGCACTAAGGAAGGGGGCTTAACTATAATGCGTGAGAAGCTACACAACCTTATAGATACTATCCAGGAAGAAAGATTGTTAAGGAAGATATACTTTTATATCCTGGGGTTGAAGGGTGGACGTAAATAGCGTCTACCCTTCTTTCATTTCTGCAATGATTTTCTTAAGCACGTTCCATTCTTCATCCGTAAGCTTACAAAGAGCCTTAAGCAGATTCTTTTTAAACTTATCTTCGCTGCCGGATATGCGACCTATGTACATATCTAATTCTTCGTCTTCGGACATAGGGTTAAACATATCGCCGCTTCCAGTCCTAAGCCAATTTTCATTAACATTGTGTCGGGTAACAATAGAAAGTATCATCCTGTCTGACAGAGAGTTAACGCCGCTTTCAATACGGCTAATAGCAGCCTTTGTAACGCCGACAGTTTCGCCAAAAGCTTCCTGGCTTAAGCCTAAATAGTTTCGTAATTGCCTTAATCGTTCGTTCATTGAAAAGCCCCCTTTCTTAATAGTAATTATAAGATAGCACAAAAAGTAAACTTAATCAACAAAAATATTAAAAAGGTGTTGACAAGGTATATGTAATTTACTATACTGTAAATGTAATCAACACAGAGGTAAACGAAAGGAAGGTAAAGGACAATGCAGCCGGACACTATTAAACGAGCATTACATAGCTTCATTGACAAAATGGACTATCAATTACAGAGAAAAGTATATTTTTACATTTTAGGACTGAAACAGGGAAAGTAAAGGAGAGTGCAGAAGATGAGAAATTTTACAGAAACCAGAGAAAAGGCAATTAAAAGAACCAGACAGCTTGTATGTTATTTTGCGGAATTTATGTTAGAGGAAGAAGAAAAGGGAGCGAAGCAGCGCGCAGAATTTGAGAAAGCCAAAGCAGAAGGAAAGCCGGTAATTATGGTAAGCTGTGCAGAAAATAACATTAGATGTATGCACAACTGCATGAAAGCGGCAAGCGAAGTAGTGAAATTCCTTAGCGATAAAGAAAACGAAGTAGAGGAATGGCAGTTAGCGGCAATCAACGCAATGTATGAAACCTGTAACACTATGGAAGAAGGACATGTAACTATACCTTTCGACCTTCCGTATGCAATTAAGGGGCTGCTTTTACAGTGGGACGAAAAGGAAAGCACAGCCGGAATAATGATGGAAGCTATGGGGATGAAGTAATAAAGTAAGGGCGGCAGCAGCCGCCCGGCAAGTGCCGTTAGTTCAGTGGTTAGAGCGACCGTCTCATAAACGGTAAGTCGTGGGTTCAAATCCCACACGGCGCATTAGTGGCAAGGGTGGCTACCTTGCAGCAGAGGAAGCAAGCTAATAGCTGATACTGCATACTGTGAAAAAATAGCAGCGGTTACGCCAGCTATAGAGCGTATGGAAGGTTAACAGGTTTTTAAGCAGCTTTTTTAATGAGAAAAAGCGCCTACACGGTAAAACAAGCCGGGAAGGAGCGTGGGAAAATGCCGCCAGACAGAAAAGAAGCCGCCGAAAGACTTCGGCAGCTTGTAAATAGTAATTTTGAAAATGAAATTGCAGTAAGCGTAAACTATGACATTTGCTTATCAAAGACAGACACAAGCTTATTGACAGTAAATAAGTAGCTGCTGCATTTCTGCTTTGTTTCCTGGTCTACTTCAAGTTCGCCCTGGTTGATAAGCTGGACGGCTTGAAGGGAAGCCAGGATAACGCGAAATTCATTAGGCACTATGTTGGTATCGTGCTTAAGAAGCTTTTCGCCAGCAGAACAACAGCACTGATAGTTAATAGCCGCCTGGGCTTCTGTTTCTTCGATACCCAGGGACGGAAGGACAGTAAGGGCAAAAGTGATAGCTTCTATATCAGAATTGCTAAAAGAATATGAAATGTGTTTCATGGTAAACCCCCTTAAGTTTTTTGATAATTATACCACGAAAAAGAACAAAGAAAAAGCGTAATGCAGCCTACCAACGGTAGCCAGTCCTAAGCCTGGATAAATGCAGAAGGCGAATACACAAGAAAGGCGGGATAAATTGAGGGATAACAACATAAAGCCAGCGGAAGCAGCGGACATTTTAGGAGTATCGCCGCAGTTTGTCCGGGTGGCTATGCAGCAAGGGAAGCTAAACATAGGAATAGCTATACAGCTTCCGGGTTCTTCTTCCTGGGCGTATCAGATAAGCGAAAAGCTTTTAGCTGATTACACCGGAAAAGACATTAAGGCAGAAATAGCGGCATTGAGAAGCAAAAGATAAAAGGCTGTGGCAGCAGTCGTAAAAGTCCTTGTTTAGAGGTATCAAAGTTTTGAGCGTGAAAGTTTTTATTATTCTGGTAACAGCGGCAGCGGGCGCTATTTTACTGATAGCAACAGTAATAGCCTGTAAGGTTTTAAGCCTGGTATTAAAGGGCGTGAAGAAAGGAAGGGAGCGCATAAGACGGATAACAAAGAAGCAGACCGTAGAATAGCTATTAGCAAATTCTATAGAGTGTACAGGCAAGCGCAGAGGGTTAGCAACTTGCGTATGCACAGCCGCTTTAGCTTATACGACGACGGCTTAATAGAAATATGGGAATATCGGGGAGAACAGAAAACCCGTAGTATTTGCAAAATCAAAGAGGAAAGCGAAACGGAATGTTATAAGCGGGCGACGGAAGCGGTAGAAAATTACATAAAAAGTAGGAGTGAAAAACAGTGAAGAAATTTGTAGTAGAAGTAGAAACATTAGGCAGAAGGCAGACCCGGTTAGTTCCGGCGCGAAATGAGAACGAAGCCCGTAGGAACTGCACTACGGCAGAATCTAAGGTTATTTCATGTGTACCGTATACCGGGCAGAAGGTAGGCTTAAGCAGCCAGGAAGAAACGATAGAACGATTATTCCGGGGCTGCCTGGCAGCGAACAGAAGGAAGAAAGGGGGCTGTTAATATGACAGCGGCAGCGGTTGAGAACATGGAACACAAAAAGGCAAGAGCCGAAGAAGCTAACTTACTTCTTGAAGGACTGGACGAAGTAACACAGAAGGCGCTTTATATCGCCACCAAAATGGTATTAGCAAAAAGAGACACAGAAGAAGGGACGAAGAAAAGTTGATATTAAAGAGAATTGCCAGCAAGGGGAATAAGAAGGCGCGGAACTGCCTTAAGTGCAACAGCCGCTTGCTGAATCTAAAAGACAATGTAGTTAACACCTGTGAGGTATGCGGGCAGCAGCACTTAGTAGATTTTTACACAAACAATACGATAGTGCTTACGGCAGCGGAGCGACCGGAACTTAGGAAGCGACCGGGAACACCGAAACCGGAGCAACCAAAGCGGGAGCAGAACCAGGAAGCTTTTAATAAGCGCCTGGCAAAATTTAGAGAAAAGTGGAAGGAGTACTAAAGATGTTTTTAAAGATTTTCTTAGCAGCAATTACCGTATGTTCTCTTTTGGGATGTCTGGGAGCAAACCGTAGAGATAATAAGCGTATAGCAGCAGTTGTAGCAATAGTAGCCCTTATTCTGTTCACAGTGGCAACACTGGCGGAAAGCAGCATAAAGGCAAAAGAAGCCCAGGCGGCAGCAGTAAAGAAGGAAGCGACGATTACCGGGAAGGGCGACGCATGGGGAACGATTACCATTAAGGACGACACCGGAGAAACCAGGGAATATTACTGGAAAGAGAAGGAAAAGGAGTAGGAGAGCATGAACAATTTTATATCACTGTATGGGGAAGTCCTGGACTACCCGCAACAGGCAAGCATAGACAAAAAAGGAACAGAGTACTACAAGTTTAACCTTGCGGTACAGAGGGAAAGCGGAATTATTGACATTTTACCCATTGTGGTAGAGGAAGACACGGCAGCATATAACGCCCTGGCAGACATTGACGAAAAAGGGGAAGTAGTAGGCGCGCAGCTTCTTATTACCGGAGAAATCAGAACCAGGAACATTAAGGACAAGCTGGATATTTCCGTAAGGGCGTTTTCTATCCAGGAAGACGACGATTACAAGGGAATCACGAACCAGGTAGTTATTACGGGTTTCCTGTGCAAAGAAGTACCAATTAGAGAGACACCGCGCGGGCTGCTGATTGCAGACCTGTTATTAGCGGTACACAGAGAGGACGGAAGCCAGTTAAGCGATTATATCCCGTCTATCATGTGGAACGGCACAGCCACCAGGGCAACGGAAAAACTGCATGTAGGGGACTGTATCGAAGCCGTAGGGCGCTTGCAAAGCCGCGAGTATATAAAAGACTTAGGGGACAGGGGAAAAGAGCCTAGAACGTGCTACGAACTGTCAGTAAACCAGTACGAATTACAGAAGAAAAAAGAAACTGCTTAACGGCAGAATACACACACCCGAAGAAAGCCAAAAAAGACAATAAAACAGCCGCTAGACTATCGGGAAATAATCTAGCGGCTTTGCCGTACATGTTGTACTTACTCACATAAATAAGTATACCAAAATGTACGGCGAAAGTCAACGAAAAAGCTTATTTTTCAAGGGGTTTCCGCCCCTTTTATGGCTTGATAAAAGTATTAACGATAGGGTGGGTTAGTATATGCCGTACATCATAGAGGTAGTGAAGGCTGGAAATACCATAGAGGTATCAAAGTATTATAGCAGCAGATTTAACAAGAAGGGAGTGAAGCGGGGAAAGAGGAAGCAGCTTACAACAGATGAACAGAGAGAAGTAAACAAAAGAGCAGCAGAGAAAAAACTAAGGAGATTGATAAACGAGAACTTCCAGGAAGGGGACACGCACTTAGTATTAGATTATAAGCTTAGTGAACGTCCAGCCGGAAGGAAGGCAATGAGAGCAGACGCGGACGACTTCTTACAGGAAATGCGGAAGCTGTATAAATCCCTGGGGCTGGTATTCAAGTACATACACGTTATGGAAATCGGCAAGAAGGGGGCGCTACATCATCACTTAGTTATAAATACACCAGACGAAGTAAGCCAGCGGGCAATAACAAAAGCCTGGAAGGGCAGAGGGCGGACACACTTTAACCCCCTGGACGATTCCGGGAACTACGCTAAGTTAGCGTCGTATCTGATAAAGCAAAGCGACGGCATGTTAAAAGACCCGAACGCTTTACAGGGGAAACGCTGGAATAGTTCTAAGAACCTAAGAAAACCGACAATCTTAAGAAAAGAACCGATAAAGGATAAGGGCTGGTACAACAGAATAGCCAGACTGCCTAAGAAACTGGAAAAATCGTATTACCTGGACGGCGACAGCGTTAGGGAAGGTATACACGAAAAGACAGGCTACACGTTCTTTACTTATACGTTCGTAAGAATCAATCAGACATGGAAGGAAACGGAATTAGAATGGGAAAAACTTTAGGAATCGACAGAGAGACAGCAAGACGCATTAAGAGAATGAGCCGTCAGGAGTTAGACAGCTACTTATCCAGGGTAACAGACCGAAGCTACGACAACGGCTACGAAGAAGGCTTAGTAAATGGTATCGCCTTAGCGGGACAGGCTTTAGATACGGTATTAAAGAAATACGAAGCCGACGGAGCATTAACAGCTTTAGCGGTAGAAGAAATCACGAAGGCAGTAGGGCAGTACATAGCAGAGACACCAGAGAAGGCAAAGCAGCAGCTTAAGGCAGAGACGGCAGCAGCCGGGGAAGACAAGGGAAAAACCCATGAATAAGGTGTTACTTATCGCCGTTACGGTGTACCTAGTGGGCTTTTGCGTATGTGCCATTATATCTGTACCGCTAATCATGTGGGCGGTGCGTAAGAACGACGAAGAAGAAGGGTACTACGAACCAATGGAAACGCCGGAGCTGTTCGGGAAGGCTTCGTTAACGGCATGGATAATTAGTACGGTGTGGTTTTTGGTTCTTCCGCTGTATGTCTTAATGCTGGCAGAGAAAATAACGGGAAAGGATAAGGACAATGAGCAGTACTAACGTAGTGTGCGGTATGAAAACCTGTAGAAATTACAGTGATAACGGCTGTATGAAGAAGGCAATTATATTAAGTGCAAAAGGGAAATGCTTAAACGTAGAACTGGAAACGGCAGCAGAAGTAGCCGCACAGGCAGCCCAGGGAGCAGCGGAAAGGGTATTAGAGTATGGAGCGTAGAGAAAGCGAAGCCCAGGCGCAAGCCGCCGTTTTCGATTGGGCGCGCTGGGAGCAGTCACAGACCCCGGTACTTAAGGCTATGTATCATGCAGCCAACGAAGGAAAGAGAAGCGTAAGGGCTGGGGCAGACCTAAAGCGCCAGGGCATGAAGCCAGGGGTAAGCGATATATGCTTACCGTATGCAGCAGGCGGCTATAATAACCTGTATGTCGAATTGAAGGTAGGAAGCAATAAAGCAACAGAAGAACAGCTTATTTTTATTGACACTATTAACAGAATCGGCGGAAGGGCTATTATAGCGTATGGTTCGGACGCAGCTATAGAGGTTATTAAGGCGTATTTGGACGGAGCATTAGAAAGCCTGGATATTAAAAGCGACACATACCCGGCAGAGAAGGCGAAGCTAACAGACCGGGTAAATGCAAAGCGGTTTATAGGATTTTGCGGGAAAGATTGTAGAACTTGCGATAATATGGGCTGCTTAGGGAAAAAAGAGTAACAAAAGACGAAGCGCCTACTTTTGGTCGAGGGGCAAGGAAAAGTTATATATCACGAAAGTAACTGTAGACAATGCAGCAGCGGCAGAGCCTGTAAAGACTGCTGCCGCAGAAAGGAAGGTTTAGGAATGGGAAAAATAAGAGAATTAGCAGAAAAGGTAGGAAAATGGCTGGATAGCTGGCTATTTTTTGGAATTGCAGAAGAGGAAGACGCGAAAACACATTATATCAAATGCGAAAAGGAGTTTTACCAGGATGTAGAAGAAGGTTATAAGCCTTTTGAAGTAAGAAAGAACGACCGGGACTACAGGGCGGGCGACGATATAGTACTAAGGGAGTATGACAAAGACTTAGGAGTACTCACGGGGAGAGAACAGAGGGTAAATATCATTTATTTCTTAGATAAGTACCCAGGAATCGAACCGGGTTACTGTATTTTGGGAATCGAACCATATTAAGGGAAAGGACGGTTTAGGAATATGAGGACAGCAGCAATAGTTAACTTGAAAGGCGGAGTAGGAAAAAGCACAACAGCTATAAACCTGGCTTTAATTATGGCAACAGTATATAAATACCGGGTTTTGCTGGTGGATAACGATATACAGGCGAACGTAAGTAAGTTCTTCGGGGTACATAGCTATGATTATAAGAGCATGGAAAACGTCTTACGCGATACCGATACAATGGCAGAAGACGTAATACGCAGCAGCGGACGCGTAGGGCTTGACATTATCCCGGCTAATATGAATATGGACGCGGCAGCAGTAGACCTTATGTTAGACCAGGAAGCGAACCAGATTGTAAGATTGAAGGATGTATTAGACCAGGTGGAAGAACAGTACGACTATTGTTTAATTGACTGCCCGCCTGGTGTCGGAATCAATGTACTTAACGCCCTGGCAGCAGCAGACGACGTTATTATACCGATTAAGGCAGATAAGAACGCCTTAGACGGAATGGAAGAACTGACAGAGGTTATAGAGGAAATTAGACCGTATAACCCCGGCTTATCCCTGGTTAAATGCCTGGTTACTATGTTCACGAACGACATAAGCGTAGTGAAGGGCGAAGAAGCCTTACGGAAAAGCGAGTACAGCACCTTTAATACACATATTCGCTACAGTAAGAAGGTTGTAGACTGGACGTATGAGAAGCGAAAGAGCCTTATAGAGACAACACCCAGGAGCGCGGCGACAAGGGACTATAAGAGCCTGGCAGCAGAATATATAAGATTAACAAGAAAGGAAGGGTAAATAATGGGTAGATTAGGAGTAGGCGACAGACTGAACCAGAACAGCCGACAGGGCATTATATTTACAGAGGAATACCGGAAGATAAAGCTAGACCCGCGCACACTGATTCCAAGCGAGCATAATAAGTACGCCCAGGAAGATATAGAGGAACTGGCGGACAATATGTTACTGGTGGGGCAGCTACAGGAAGTTATAGTAGGACGGGTAGCGGGACAGGACAGAATTATAGTAGGGCATAGGAGAACGGCGGCAGCAGTCCTTAATATCGAGCGCGGACACGACAGCTTTAAGCTGATTGACTGCAAAATAAAGGAAATGTCCGAAGCTATGTTTATGCTTACGCTGCATAGCGCGAATATCTTTAGCAGACGCTTAAGCGATTGGGAGTTAACGGAAGGCGTAGCGGAGTTTAAGAAGTATCTGATAACGGCGAAGGAATCCGGGGAAGTACAGATAGAAGGCAAAATGCGCGATTACATAGCAAGCGCTGTAGGCGTATCGACCGGAAAAGCGGCACAAATGGAAAGTATTACTAATAATTTGTGCGAGGAAGGAAAAGAAGCCTTTAAGAATGGAAAAATGAATTTTACCACGGCTTACGAAACTTCCAGGCTGCCAGAGGAAAAGCAGAAGGAAGTAATAGAATCCGGGGAAATGTTGAGCGGCGAAGTTAAGAAAATGGTCGAGGAAGAAAAGAAGAAAAAAGAGCCGACACCAGCAGCCGTAAAGAAATTCTACGAAGCACACGCGAAGCGGTACGACGGGGACAGAAGCAAGCTTAAGGAAGCATGTATAGAACACCTGGGAAGAAGCCACGCGGGCGGAAATAGCGGCGGCGTAGATTATGATTGTAGTATAAGGGGCGTAAGGCTTGACAGGGCAGAGGAAATAACCTGGACGCGTTTTGTGCAGTTGGTTAATGAGTTGTACCCGGTATCGGATAAAGAACCGGAAAAACAAGTAGATATGCAGCAGGATTTAGACGACTACCCGGAAGTAACAGGCGGGCGTAGTATAAAGACCGATACAGCACATTTTAAAATTGGCGGCGTATTGAATCCAGATTATACGCCCAGAGGGCTTCCGTATAGCTGCTATATTACCGCTATCCTTCATTCCGGGGCGTTTAGTAAGGACTTCATAGAATCCTACAAAGGCAGCAGAGGAATTAACGCCCTGTTAAATATCATTGAGAACTACAGAAAGAAGCTTTGCTACGAAGACGGCAAGTATGCACCGGGGAAGACAAGCTTTAGCTTCAAACATGAAGGCGAAGGCTATACGGTGTACTTCGATAATCTGGGCTTCCACCTGGAAAGAGACGATAGGCAGTATACAGACTATCTTAGGGACTATGATTTAATGGAACTGCTGGAAGCTATGCTAGAAGCCGGATATTTTGGAGTAGTGGAAACACTGAAAAACACAATTAAGAAAACGTCTAAAAAGGTGTCAGAATCTGACACTACGAAAGAACCGCAAAGCCAGGAAAAACAAGGGCTTGCGGGTGCAATAAATGAACCGGAAACGGGAGCAGATGAAGACCAGGCGGCAGCAGACGACGAAGCGGTAGACATACCGGAAGCTACAGCAATTCTTACAGCGGATTTATTCAATTTAAGGGAATACATAAGCGAAGACGATTTTTACAATTTACAGGAAATCGTTATTAACTGTGAACTGGCGGCAAGAAAGGGCGGAGAGAATGAAAACAACAGAAGTTAAAAGCTTTGCAGATGTAAACACAAGCGAATTAAAGCAGCCTATTATATGCGTATTCAATCGCCCGGATGATTACCCGGACAAATGCGTAGCCCGGTTATTTGAAGGGACAGCGCCGACGAATATTATTATAACCAGGAATACCGTAGAGGAAATCCGGGAAGATATTACAAAGCGCTTCCCGGCTATGCTGCCTTTTGCGAGAAGCAAGGAAGACCATAAAAACGTAGTAGAAAGCTGGATTTAAAAAATGGATATAAAGGATGTCAAGAAAATAGTAGACGATTTACAGAATAAGCCGTTTCTATGCAGCAAAGAAGCGATAGAAACAGATAGCGGATATGTAATAACACATAAAGGGGTAAAAGGAAATGGAGATAAGAAAAGGGCAGAAAGTACGGGTAACATGCACAGAAGCCAGGCTTAAGGAAGTGGGCGTTAAGCAGAAGCATATTAAGCATATCCTGGGGAAGATTGGAACGGTTAAAGAAGTTCGGAATATCCCGGATATGGAAATACTGGCGTACTTCGTACACTTCCCCTATGTGAATCTGAAAGCAGCGCCAGGAAACAAAAAACCATATTATGTACTGCTGGAAGATATGATAGAGCCGATAAGTCTTACAGTGGTAGAAAGAAAGGGGAAGTAATGACAGAAGTACCGAAAGAATGGAAGGGAACGCCGGAAGAATGGAACGCAGTAGTAGAAGCGTTCGGACGCATAGCGAAAGCAATACAGGAAGCGGGAAGACAGATTGTAAACAGTTTTTCAGAGTTTTATAAAAGAATGGCGGCAGCTATGGGAAACGAACAGGTAAAGAAACGCCTACGGCAGCAGTCCATAAGAGACAGAAAGAAACAATTAGAACGAAGCCGGAAGCGGCAGCAGTTGGCAGCAGCAAATACGGACAAGTCTAATAACTGGCGGCGATTGCATGGACTTTGTACCAGAAGAAAGTATAAAAAACATGCAAAAAAGAATTGACTTATAGTACTAAATATGGTACTATAATATCAGAAAGGAGATAAACCAAGTGCCAAGCGTAGAAAAGATAATTGAAAAAATGAAAAGACAGCCGAACGGAATACGCCCCGAAGAAGCTGACAAAGTACTAAGGGCTTACGGCTACGAAGGAGTAAGACAGAAAGGAAGCCACAAACAGTACTTGAACAAAGAGACAGGCGACCTTACCACAATCAAACAGGAAAGCCCATTAAAGAAGGCGTACATAGTAGACATACTTAACAGGATAGGGGAGTAAATCCCCTAATCTGGATATAATATAAAAGAGCAATAGAAAGGAGTAGGACATAATGGAAGTAAAGGATTATATGGAACTGCCGTATACAAGAATCGTAAAGGAAATGAACGACGAAAGCGGGCATTATTTTTACGGGAAAATCTTAGAACTGGACGGCTGCCAGAGTACAGGCGATACGTTGGAAGAATTGTATGAAAATCTTAACGAAGCTATGGAAGGATATTTAGAGGTTAAGTTAGAAAATAACTTACCCATCCCGCTGCCGGAAAGAACAGAGAACTATAGCGGGAAGTTTAATGTACGACTTCCGAAATCATTACACCAGCGGTTAGCAATCCAGGCAGAGGAAGAAGGCGTAAGCCTTAATCAGTTGGTATTATATAAGCTGGCACTGTAACATATATAGGCTATCGGCTACGGCTGGTAGCCTTTTTCCTACCCTAAAACTCTTAAAAGTATATGGGTAAACCAAATAAAAGCGGTTGAAACTATAAAAACTTTATGGTAATATTAAGGAACAAACACAAGAAGAATTAGACAGAGGTAACGACCCCTTTGTCTGGTTCTTCTTTTTTGTTTGTCCTAAACCTCCGGCGCTGCATGAAATCCAGGGCAGCGCTAACCGAAAGAAGGGCGGCACATGATAAAGAAGTTATGCAGTTATCCAGGCTGTCACAAGGTAGTAGAAGCCGGGGTTAAGTACTGTGATAAGCACAGGGAAACGGACAGGAAGAAGTACAGAGAATATAAGCAGCGCCGCATGAGGGACGAACAGGAAGCCAGGCGGCAGCAGTTTTATAATAGCAAAGCCTGGGAGCAGTTCAGAGCCGCCCAGGCAGCAGCACAGCTAGGCATAGACATTTACGAATACTATACGACTGGAAGAATTATAGACGCGGAGAACTACCACCACATACAAGAGATAACGGAAGCCTGGGCTAGAAGACTGGACGCGGCGAACGTGATAGGACTAAGCGAAGCGAACCATAGGCGCATACACAAGGAGTATGACCGCAGCTATAAGGTAAAGAAGAAAATGCAAAAGATTTTATACGAAATGTTAGAACAGTTCTATAGGGAGTTCGTTCTGACAGGGGGGATATAAAAATTTAAAAACATAAAATAAAAGTCCCGAGTTCAACTTTGCTTGAAAAAAAACGGCAATTTTTACTATAGGGGGGAGTGCATGAGGTGGAAGCATGGCAAAAGAAGAAAATGAAAAAGAAAAAAATAAGCCTAAACCATGCCCGAAGTGGTTAAATAATACCGCTAAAAAGGAATGGCGCAGAGTAGCCAAGATTTTAGCGGAAGAAGGAAAAGATTTTACAGACAAAGACTTAAAGGCACTGGAAGCCTATTGTATCAATTATGCAAAGTGGCAGCGGTGCGAACAGATTATAGACGAAAAGGGCTACAGTATGCTTGTTGGGGACAACGGCTACGAGCAGCAACGACCAGAAGTAAGCATAGCAAACAAAGCGCAAACAGAATTAAGGGCATGGGCTAAGGAATTGGGGTTAACCCCGGCGGCGCGGCAGCGGATGAAGGAAGCCGGGAACGCTTCGGAGAGCGGCATAGACCCGGAATTAGACGGAATGGTAGCGCATGATTAAAAAGGAACTGCTATTAGCTTCCTGGTTGGAAAAGTTACAAAAGAAGTGGGACAACGAAGAATATTATTACGACGTTGAAGAAGCAACGAAAGTATTTAAGTTCGTGTCGAAGTTGACTAATGACAGGGGCGCAAGCCGACAATTTGAATTACTAGAATTTCAGTTTGAGATTATAACCGAAATTCTTTGTGTAAAGAGAAGAAGCGACGGCAAGCGCAAACATAGAGAAGCACATATAAACATACCGCGAAAAAATGGTAAATCATTCTTAGCGGCAATCATTGTAGTGTATTTGTTCTTCTGTCAGCGGCATATCTTCGGCGCGCTTTTTATTTTAACAGCAAATACGACGAAACAGGCGGGGGAATTATACGCAACTGTAGAACATTTCATAAAGACAAATAAGACCTTAAGGCGGTACTGCAAGATAACGAGCAGTACAAAAACCATTGTACGGAAGGACAACGGTAATAAGCTTATGGTACTGTCTTCTGACGCGGATAATGCGGACAGTTTTAACGACTATGTGGCAGTCCTGGACGAGATACACCAGGCAAAAAACGACGAAATGTACGGAAAGCTTAGAACCGGACAAGGTGCATGGGATGAACCGTTAATAATGACAATTACGACAGCTTCCAGCGGGGAAGACCCAGCAAACCCGGAAATGCAGCTTTACACAATGGCGAAAAAGATAGAAGCCGGAGAGGTAAACGACCCTAGCTTTTATTATCGGATATACGAAGCAGACAAAGACTGTAACGTAGAGGACGAAGCCCAGTGGTATAAATCAAACCCGGCATTAGGAGTATTTAGGAAACTGGAAGACCTGGCGAACTATGCAAAGCGCATTAGGCTAATGCCACTACAGGAAAACATGTTTAGAAGAATGTTCCTAAACCAGCATGTAGCATTAGACCATGAAAAAGGCGCTATCAATATGGATTTATGGGACACATGCACGAAAAAGGTAGATACAGAAGACTTAAAAGGCTGGAAGTGCTGGGGCGGGCTGGATTTATCCAGCAAGAACGATATTACGGGCTTTGTCCTGGTATTCTACGAAGAAACTACGGGGCGCTTTATAGTCGTTCCGTATCTGTACACACCGAAAGAAACCGTAGCATACAGACAGCATAAGGATAATAACCCTTATGAATACTGGATAAAGAAAGGCGATTTAATAGCGCTTGACGGGAAATATATAAACTTCGATAGGTTTTTAGACCATGCTACGGAACTGGACGAAACGTACAGGATAGAACAAATAGGCTTCGACCAGTGGGGAAGCCAGACGATTATTAACAGGCTGGAAGACCGCTGGGAAGTAATACCGTTAGGACAGGGAACGAAGACCATGACACAGGTTATAAATGATTTTGAAAACCTGTTAGTAGATGAAAGAATCATCATAGCAGAAAATGAGTGTTTCCGGTTCATGGCTAAGAACTGTATAGCGGTTTACGACGAAATGTTAGGCGTGAAGTACAGCAAGAAGAAATCGAAATTTAAGATAGACGGCATTATAGCTATGCTTATGGGCTTGCTATTGTGTATCGAAGAAAACGGTATTGAACATTATAACCCGGTTGAATACCTGGACGCTATGTAAAGAAGGTAGAAAATGCTTAAGAGAATAAAACAGATAAAAAATAAAAGGTTAATAGTCGCAGACGCGCTATTAGTGGCAGCCCTGGTTATTGCTTTTGCGGTAACGTATGACATAAGCAAACACGCGGGGTTATATCTACTAAGCGGCGAAATGCTGGTAGCGGCGGTTATGCTGGTTAGGAGTGGTAAGAAGTAATGTTTTTAGATTTTTTGGAAAAGAGGGAAGAAACGACCGATAGCATAACGCTTACGGATGAAGAAAAGATATTCCTAAAGGTATTCGGGATAGATTCAGAGCAGCCAGCGGCAGCTATGAGGGAAGCGACGTACTTTACATGTATTAAGCAGTTATCGGAAGCGGTAGCAAAAACGCCGCTTTACCTGGTGCAAGACACAGAAAACGGAATAAGAAGGGCAACAGAAGAAAGACTAAACGAACTGTTAAGCCTTCGCCCTAACCCATACATGACAGCTATTGACATGTGGAAGGCGGTAGAAGCCACCAGGCAGCACGAAGGTATTAGCGCGATTGCGAAGCAGTACGGAAGAAACGGAGAAATAGAAGCGCTGTACCCGTGTACAGTGGAAGGAATCACGGTAGACGACGCGGGGTTATTAAAATCGAAGCTTAGGCACAAGGCTTTAGTAGATTACAGGATTGTAGGCAGCAGCTTTACAGATTCCGGCTTTTATGAAGACTTGCTTATATTCAAGGGCTTTACAATGGACGGAATCAACACAAAACCGATTAGGGAAATTGTGAAAGGCACGATAGAAGGACAGATTAAGGCGCAGAATTACCTTAATACGCTGTACGATAACGGGCTTACTAATAAGCTGGTAGTACAACTTACGTCTGACATTAAGGATGAAAAAGAGTTAAGGAAGACACAAGAGAAATTCGGGCGGCTTTACAGCAAAGGAAAACGTATTTTTACAGTCCCAGCGGGATTTAGTGTGCAGCCTATCAATTTGTCACTGGCGGACGCGCAGTACGAACAGATTAGAAGAATGTCTATAAGCCAGATAGCGGCGCTTTTTGGTATCAAAATGCACCAGCTTAACGACCTTAAGGACACTAATAATAATTCCCTGGAACAGCAGCAATTAAGCTTTTTAATTGACACACTGTTAATACTGTTTGAATCCATAGAACAGGAAACTACATGGAGCGCATTAACAAAAGAGAAACGGGACAAGGGCTACAAAGCACGTTTTAATACGAACGTGATTTTGAGGACTTCGGCAGAAACACAGCAGAAAATACTTTGTGCTTATGTTTCTAACGGAATCTACACCCCGAACGAAGCCAGGCTAGAACTACAGCGCCAAAAGCTGCCGGACGGGGACGAACTAATAGTAAATGCCGGAGTTTTGAAGCTAAAAGACATAGGCAAAAAAGAAGAAGGGAGCGGGAGCAATGCCAACGAATAGAGGAACGGAAGGAGAAAGCCCGGAAATTCGTAATTACTGCCGGAAGTGCCAGGGAATCGCCCTGGAAGTAAGAGCGGCAGCAGAGGGAGAAGACAGCCGGACAATCGGCGGATATGCAGTTAAATACAATACCCCTGTTTTGATAGTAGACCGCTGGGGCGACAAATATTTAGAGGAAATCGCGGCGGGCTGCTTCGACGAAAGCTTAAATAGCTGTAAAGAAGCGGGGAAAGAGATAAAAGCCTTATGGAATCACGACACAAGCAGACCGTTAGGAAGCACAAAAACCGATACGTTACGCTTCAATACGGCAGATACTACAGGGTTAGCGTATGATATTGATTTACCTAACAATACCTGGGGAAATGACGTAAAAGAGAGCGTACAGCGCGGGGATGTAGACGGTAGCAGCTTCGGCTTTATCTGCCAGGAAGACAGGTGGAGCAAAGTAGTACATGAAGGCGAAGAAATTTACAAAAGAAGCGTAGTAAAGGCGGTGCTGCTGGAAGTAAGCCCTTGCACCTTCCCGGCTTATGACAGTTCAGAAATTAGCTGTAGAAGCTTTGAGAAGGTAAAAGAAGAAGCGAAAGAAGAAAAGAGATTAGAAAAATTAAAAATGGAAGCCCGGCTTATGCAGCTTAGGGAAGAAAACGAAAAGGAGTTTTAAGAAATGACAGTACAGGAAATCAGAGAGTTAATCGGAAAGAAAACAGAGGAGATTAACGGCTACCTGGAAAGCCGCGACGCGGATAAGGCAGAAGCGGCGTTAGAGGAAAAAAGAAGATTACAGCGCTTGCTTGCTGTAAGAGAAGCAGAAGACGACGAGGAAAAAGAGGAATTAAGAGGACAGAAGCGCAAGAAGGAAGAAAAGCGTACAGTTTCCGCAGTAAGCGAGTTGAGAGTAGCAGTTAAATTTGCGCTTAAGGGAAAAGAAGCACTTACGGACGAGGAAAGAGCAGCCGTAACCATTGACAACAACGCCGCGATTCTGCCGGAGCAGTTCGTTAATGACATCCAGGTATTGCGTGAGGGCTTCCCCAGCCTTAAGGAACATTGCCACATTGTACGCGCTACTTCCAATCATGGAAAAATGCCGTTTGCAAAGATTGGCGGTAAGAAGCTTACTAAGTATAAATCCGGTACTAAGTTGACAGGGGAAGCCGCTAACACACAGGATATTAGCTACAATATCGAAAACTACGGCGCGTTAGTTCCGATTGCCAACGACTTACAGGAAGACGAAGCTGTTAATATCATCCAGGATGTTATTAAGCCGGATTTTGCGGAAGCTGGCGTTAACAGTGAAAACGACGAAATCTTACAGATTGTCGAGGACAACGCTACAGACAAGTCTACAGGCGTGACAGACTGGCGCGGGGTTAAAAAGGTAATCGACGGCGTATTACCGACACTTCGCGCAAAGACTGTAGTTATCACAAACCTTACAGGTTATGTATATTTGCAGTCCCAGGAAGATAAGAACGGTAGAAACCTGGATTTAGTAAAGACCGTAAACGGTAAAGACTACTTCCAGAACCGCCAGCTTATCACTTTGAGCGACGAAGCGGTAACAGCAAGCGCGACCGGAAAGGTAGTATTTTATGTGGTTAACCTGTATGCGCTGGTTAAGTTCTTTGAAAGAAAGGGCTACACAGTGTCTACAGATAAGTCTGTATTCTTTGAATCTGACGAAACAGCACTTAAGGTACAGGAACGCTTTGACTGTGAGAAGTTGGACGACAGGGCAGACTTCAAGGTAGAATTTACCCCGGCTGCCTAATGCGTCCCGGAAGGGGTAGGAAATGGCAGCAGAATTATTAACGCTTGAACAGGCGAAGAATTATTTAAGGGTAAGCTACGACGAAGACGACGAGGAAATAAGCGGGCTTATTTTGACAGCCGAAGCCTATATAGATGGTTGCGTAGGCACTGGATATAAGGACAAGGCGAACTATGAAAACGACGAAGAATACGAAAAAGGGCGGAGAATCGCCGCCCTTCTTCTAAAGAAAATCGTAAGCGATATGTACGAAGTGCGTTCTACTACGGTAGGAAGTAACACAAAAACCGATAATATCACAAAAACCATATTAGACAAGCTGGCGAATGTGGGGGCGTGATTATGTATTTAGTAATTCAAAAGCGTAAAAAGACAGTAGAAAAAGGAAGACCAGTAGAAACCTGGGAAGACTATCATAAGTGCTGGTGTGATGTAAAGAGCCTGTACGGAAAAGAGTTATATAGCGCCCTGGAAGCAAAATTAGAAAACGTAGTAAATTTTGAAACCAGGTTTTGTTTAATACTGGAAGCCTTAAATACAAAGGAATACCGGGTTAAATGGGGCGAAAGGGTGTTTAACATTATCGCGGCAGACTACGGAAAGTATAACCGTAGGAAAATCGTGATAAAGGCACAGGAAATAGTATGAGTTTTGATATTTCAATGGAGTTTTTAGGACTGAATGAAATGCAGAAGGAAATAGAAAGACTTTCTACAGAATCAGAACTAAAGGCACTGAACAAGAAAATCATAAAACGGGCTGGCGAAATCGGCTTACAGGAAGCGGAAGGGCAGATACGGAAGAAAGCGTACAGCAATAACCCCATGAAATCCGGCAGAAAAGGCAGCAGAACCGGGCAGCATGCGGCGGACAATGTGCCAAAGAAGGGAACGACGCAAAGCGGGAACTACGGCGAACTGGTGGGCTGGGACAGGGGCGATACTTCCCCGTTCTTTTATATGAAATTCCATGAATGGGGGACGACCATGCACAAGCCTAAACATTTTATGTTAGACGCAGCTAGACCAACATACCAGGCGCTAAAGGAAATTGCAGAAGAAGAATACGAAAAGACATTAAAAGAAAAGCTGGGGGAATAAGCATGGCACTTTTGAGCGAAGAAGAAAAAGAACAGCTTAACAGAGTTCTGGCGGAATACCCCAACAGTGAAGACCTGGACTTAACCGCATTTATAGCGGAAGTGATAGGGATAACAGGGGTACACACGGAAGAAGGCTGGTATAACCAGAATATAAACGATACACACATAACATTTTATTTTATGAGTGATGAAGATATAGATTTTAGTGAAGACACAAACGAAAACGAAGAATATTACATACAGGTTGATATATGGAGTAAAGAAGACTGCTTTAAGCTGAAAAAGAAGGTTAAGAAGCTGCTGAAAAAGGCGGGCTTTACCTATTTTACCGGAAACGACCAGTACGAGGTAGAAACAGGAATCTACCATAAAGCAGCGCGCTTTTACTTTTCTATGAATGTGGAAGGAGAAAGTTAAAACATGGCAACAGTAAAGGAAAATAAAGAAACCATTACCAGAAGCCGACTGGTAGGCTTAAAGGACATTTGTGTAGCAGCAGTCACAACGAACGACGAAGACGTATACGCGGCGGAAGTACCCGTAAGACTTGCTAAGGCAATCGCAGCAACAGTAAAAGATACCTTTAGCGTCGAGTATACCTACAGCGACGACGAGGTAGAAGACACCGTAGAGACATACGAAAAAACAGAAATCGAATTAGAGGTAAACAGATTAACGCCGGGAGACTATGCGTTACTGTTTGATACTCTTTATAAATACGGCTTCCTGGCAAAAGCGGAAGGAGATAAGGCAAAAGAAGTAGCGTTAGGCTTCCGGGCAAAACAGGGGAACGGCAAGTACGAATTTAGCTGGTACTATTGTGGAAAAGCGGAACACCCGGACGTTACATATGAAACGGTTAAGGACAAAAAGACAGCCCAAACAATTAAGATTACCTTCACTTTCTACGCTAGAAAGAAAGAAGATACTATAGAGGGAGAAAAAAAGAAGCTTTACGCCCTTATCGTGGACGAAAGTAACTTACTGGAAGAACACACGACAGCAAAAGAAGCTATCGCTGCATGGTTTAGCGAAGTCCAGGAGTATAAGGAAGTACCGAAAGTAGCAGGCGAAACAGGACACTAATAAAATGAGAGGGTGTCAGAATCTGACACCCTTTACAGAAAGGGTTATATTATGAAAATCAGCTTAAACGGTAAGGAATACGAAAGCGGAAAAATCACAAGAGAAAAATATAGAAAATTTGCGGAAGTATACGAAATCCTGTTAGGAAAAGAGAAGGAAGCGCAGACCTTTAGCGACGACGACTTAGATAGCATGATAGAAGCTATTGTACTGGTGTTTGGGAATCAGTTCACTTTTGAGGAAGCAGACGACGGCTTAGACGAAATCAGCAGCATTATTCTTAATTTCTCACTTATCAACGCGGAAATTATGAATAATACCAACATCCAGGCAGAGGAAACCGCAAAGACATTAAAGACAAATATTATTACCGTAGGCGGTAAAGAGTACGAAAGCGGAAAAATCGGGCGAAAGAAATACCGGGCGTTTAGGGAAGTATACGACGACCTGGTAACACCGAAAAAGCAGACATACACAGACGACGACTTAGACCGCATGGTAAAAGCGATTGTAGAAATCTATGATAATCAGTTTACTTTTGAGGAAGCAAACGCGGAACTTGCGGACGTATCACAGATTATTTTTAACTTTGCGCTTATCAATGCGAACATTATTAAGCGTTTGGCAGAACAGGCGAAAGACGCAAAAAAAAATTTGAGTTCACAAGTTTAATTGATACCTGTATCAAATGCGACGGGAAACTTAAGCATTTCTACAGTATCACGACATACGCTTACAGGCGGTACATACAGCTTATGGAGTTGATAAGCAAAACCGAAGACGAAAACGACTTATTATACCTGTATTCTGCTGTTATCAGAGTAGTGTTTAATGACAGGATAGAGGAAGAAGAAATAGAACAACTGGACGTAGCAGAAGTTATTAGTACATTTAAGGCGGTAGCCGAAATCGTTGACGCTTCCGTAAATGAAAAGATACGGAACATAAGCGACATTTTGAACGGCAGCCAGCAAGTAGAAGACCAGGGTAGCGCCTTCGACGAATACGACCGGGAAAATGGTTATATCGAGGAACATTCCCAGGAAGAAATATGGGAAACGTACAGAAACGCCCTGGATAATATTTTACAGATATGTATTAAGAATATGCGAAACAGTTATAAGGACTGTTTAGAATCGGACTTAAGCGACCTTTTAGACTACGTTGTATTTCAAGTCGAATATGACAGAGAAACGCAAGCGAAGGAGTAAGTTATATAAATGGCTGGTGCTAGTCTACGAATAGGGGCTAATACAAGCGAGTTTACCAGTCAAATGAAGTCAATGCTTACGCAAATGAAGCTTGTAACCAGCGAATACAAAGTAGAAGCGGCACAGGCGAAGGCGTTAGGCAGCCAGACCGATTTACTTAAGGCTAAGCAGACGGAGTTAACGGCTAAGATAAAGCTACAGACGGACGCTATTAAGCTTCAGCAGTCACATTTAGCAGACCAGAAGCAGAAGCTTACAGAGTTACAGGAAAAAGAGCAGAAGTTAAAAGAGAAGGTAGCGGAACTTACCAAGGCTTACGAAGAAAGCGTTAAGACGACAGGTAAAGACAGCGAAGAAAGTAAAAAATTAAAGGCACAGCTAGAGGAAACAGGAGAGGAACACGCTAAGGCGGAAAAAGCGGTTAAGAAACAGGAAGACGCGATAGCAAAAAATACTATTAAGGTTAATGAATCGCGGGCAGCCTTAGCAGACCAACAAACAGAACTAAAACGAACCGAAGAAGAATTAAACAGCACAGGTAAGAAATGGACGGTTTTCGGACAGGAAATAACAGCAGCCGGAAACAACATGGACGAAACCGGGAAGAAAACGGTAAGCCTGGGCGATATTATAAAAGCTAATTTAATATCCAGCGCTATCATAAATGGCGTTAAAGCCCTGGCTAATGGCTTAAAGACACTTGCGACGGCAGCAGTTGGCGTAGGTTCGGATTTTGAAAGCGGAATGAGCCAGGTAGCGGCTACTATGGGAATCACGACAGAGGAAATAGCAGCCGGAAGCGAAGAATTTGACAAATTGCAGAAAGCGGCGAAGGAAGCGGGAGCAACTACGCAGTTTTCGGCAACACAGGCAGCAGAAGCACTTAACTATATGGCGCTTGCCGGATATGACGCGGACAAGTCCATAGAGACGTTACCGACAGTCCTTAACCTTGCAGCAGCCGGGGGAATGGATTTAGCGACAGCTTCCGATATGGTTACGGATAGCATGAGCGCACTAGGGGACGCAGCCGGGACTACGGAAGGCTTCGTTGACAAAATGGCGAAGACTTCGCAGAAAAGTAATACAAACGTACAGCAGTTAGGCGAAGCGATTCTAACGGTAGGCGGAACTGCTAAGAACCTGGCGGGCGGCGTGGTCGAAATGAATACCGTCTTAGGTATTTTCGCAGATAACGGCGTAAAGGGAGCAGAAGGCGGAACAGCGTTACGAAATGTAATTCTAAGCCTTACAGCGCCTACAGATAAAGCTAAAAAGCAAATGGAAGCGCTGGGCTTACAGGTATTCGACGCAAACGGGAACATGCGCCCGTTAAATGAAACCTTTAACGACCTTAACGGAATCCTGGGAACAATGACCCAGGGAGAACAGACAGAAGTACTTAATAGTATCTTCAATAAAGTAGACCTTAAGAGCGTAAACGCTTTGCTGGCAAACAGCGGGGAGCGCTTCGACGAGTTAAGCGGCTATATTTCAAACTGTGACGGTGCGGCGGCAGATATGGCGGCTACAATGAACGACAATTTACAGGGAAAAGTTACGATACTGAAAAGCGGGCTAGAAGGCTTAGGAATCGCAGCTTATGAGAAATTCAAAACACCACTTACGAACGCGGTAGAAAATATAACGGAAGTTATCGGGCAGCTACAGACCGACTTAACGGACGGCAGCTTAAGCGGAGCATTAGAGAAGATAGCTACAGGCTTCGGAAATATGGTAGAAAAAGCAAGCGAAATAGTGGCGGCTGTTCTGCCTACACTTCTGGAAGGGCTGGGCTGGATTGCGGATAACGGCGAAACGATAGTAAGCGTATTAGCTGGAATCGGTGCGGGCTTCGTAGCATTTAAGGTAGCTTCGGTTATAAATGCGGTCGTAGCAGCGCTGACAAGCTTTAAGGCGGCAGCGACAGCAGGGGCGGCGGTACAGTGGTTAGTAAATGCTGCTATGGCGGCTAACCCTATTATGCTGGTTGTAACATTGGTCGCTACGTTGGTGGCTGCTATTGTCGGATTTATCGCCACAAACGAGGACGCGCGGGCAGCTATCGCGAATGTGTGGGGAAAAATAAAAAATGCTATCGAAGTTGTGGTAACGGCAATCGTGAAATTTTTCACCCAGACGCTGCCGGATTCTTTCGCAAAGGTAATCGAATTTCTGGCGAATATTGTAGCAAAAATCGAAGCCGCCTTTAATGGCGTGGTTACATTCCTACAGCAGCTTCCTAGCAAAATCTGGAACGCCATTATAAGTACTGTAGACGCTATACGCGAGTGGGCGTTAGGACTTAGAACGGCAGCAGAAGAAGGAATAACCCAGCTTGTAACGAATGTCGTTACGTTCTTTTCAGAACTGCCTAACAAAATCGCTTATGTTATCGGTTTTTGCTTGGGCTATATTATAAAATTCGGGATTGATTTATACACCTGGGCTACGACAAAAATACCGGAATTTGTAAACAGTGTCGTAACATTCATGCAGCAGTTACCGGGCAAAATCTGGAACGCGATTATAGACGCAGTACAGAAGGTAGCGACCTGGGGCGAGAACATGAAGACCCAGGCAGTGACAAAAACGACACAGCTTATAACGAACGTGATTAGCTTCATGCAGCAGTTACCGGGTAAAATCTGGAACGCTATCATAAGTGCGGTACAGCAAGTAACGACCTGGGGCGAACAAATGAGAAGCCGGGCGGTAACAGCAGCAACAAACTTACTGAATCAGACAATTACTACATTGTCGCAAATGCCGGGTAAGGTCTGGAACGCTATTGTAGGCGCTGTACAGCAAGTCGTAAACTGGGGAACACAGTTAGCGGCAAAAGGAACGGAAGCAGCTAAGGGGCTGTATAACGCTGTGGTAAACGGTGTAAGAAGCTTGCCTAGCAAAATGGCGGAGATAGGAAGTAATATTGTTTCGGGAATATGGAACGGAATAAGCAGCGGTTGGGACTGGCTGACCGGAAAGGTTAAGAGCCTGGCAAAAAGCTTATTAGACGGAGCAAAGGACGCTTTAGGTATTCATTCGCCGTCAAGACTATTTAGGGATTTAGTAGGTAAGATGATACCGCAAGGTATCGGGGTAGGTATTACGGCAGAAATGCCAACGCTACAGAGTGACTTGAAAGAAGAATTACAGGGCATGACAACTAAGGTAGCGGCAGAGGTTAACCCGGTAACGGCGGTAAAGAATACGGCTAAAATTTCTACTATCGGCGGAGAGGTAAGCACAAAGCAAATTGCAAAGGATAGGGATATTACAGTTATTGTATATACCACAAATACAACGACCTTAGACAAAAAAGTAATTGCTAAGGAAGTGAAGAAAGAGGTAGTTAAGGGAATCACAAAAGACCAGAACGATAAGGATAAGACGAAAGGGGCGGCATAATGCGGGCAACATTCCACATTTTCTATAATGGCGAATCATGCAAGGACGTAGGGTTAAGCGTAATAAGCCGCCCTACTATCCCTGTACCGGAACGGGAGTACGACACTATTAAGGTGGAAGGACGCGACGGGGAGTTACACAGGGATAAGAAGACGTACAAAGATATAGAAATACCAATAAGCTTTAACTTTGTATCGAAGACACCGGACGTATGGGCGCAGGACTTACGAAAAGTAAAAAAGTGGCTGTACAGCGGGAAAGATAACAGACTGATACTTAGCGACGACCCGGAGTATTACTATAAAGTCAAAAAGGCGGTAATGAGTGATACGGAAAGAACGGCGAAGCGCAAGGGGAAATTTGAAATTGTTTTCACTTGTGAAAGTTATATGTATCGGGTAGACGGACAGGACGAAAAAGAAATAGGGGAATACCTGTATAACCCCTACATGAAATCACAGCCAGTATATAAGATATACGGCAATGGAGAAATAACCTTAGAAGTAAACGGAAACCAGGTAACGGCAGAAGTGACAGAGCAGCTAAACATAGATACGAAGTTAGAAATATGCTACAACGCAGCGAATGAGATTAGCAACGCGGCACTTACCGGGAAGTACGAAGGGCTTTACTTACAGGAAGGGGATAATAATTTTAAATACACAGAGGGCTTTAAGGTGGTGTTAGTCCCTAACTGGCGGGAATTATGATAGAGGTATATAGAAGTACTAATACAAATTACCAGAAGAACGGAGATATAACGCTTACGCCCTTAGAATGTATCTTTGAATGGGGGTTAGACGGAATCTGCCAGATAGAACTAACCCACGAATACGACGACCTGGGGCGCTGGGAATACTTGGTTAATGATAATGTTATAGCAGCGCCTACGCCATATTCAGATAAACAGCTATTCAGAATCTACAAAAGAGAAAAGAGCGACGACGAAGTAACAGTATACGCAAGGCATATATACTACGACAACTTAGGAAACTACCTGGTTGATGTACGCCCAACAAACAAAAACGGACAACAGGCGCTTGATATTATATTTAGCGGGACGAAGTTTACACCCCACAGTGATATAACGACAGCGAATACGGCTTATTATGTACGGAAGAACATAGTAGAAGCAATAGCGGGCGACGACGAAAACAGCTTTATAAACCGCTGGGGCGGGGAACGGCTGTACGATAATTACGACGTATATATTATGCGACAGATTGGAAGCGACAAAGGCGTAAGAGCAGAGTTCGGGCATAATCTGGAAGCGATAGAAGAAAGCGTAAGCGACGAAGACGTAGTAACAAGAATTATTCCAGTGGCTTATAACGGGTATGTCCTGGAAGGGGCGAAACCGTGGGTAGACAGCCCCAAAATAGGAAGCTATGCAGAGGTAAAAGGCGCTGTAATAAACTTTGACGATATTAAGCTACAGGAAGATTGTAGCGAAGGGGAAACGGGCTACGCTAATTTAACAGCATTAAGGGCAGCGCTTGTAAAAGCCTGTAACGAGGAATATAAAAAAGGAATCGACGACCCTACGGTTAATTACACAGTTAATATGGTGGAATTGGCAAATACGGTAGAGTATGCGGAGTATAAGCAACTGGAAAGCGTAGAAGTAGGCGATACGATAACCTGTAGACACAAAGGAATAAAGATAGAGGTAAAAGCGCGCTGTATCCGTATCAAATGGAATTGTATAACAAAAGAAAACGAGGAAGTAGAGTTAGGGAACTTCTTAGAAAACTATTTTGATAAGACAAGTAGCAGCATACAGCGGGCGACGGCTTCTATAGAAGGGGCAAATAGCCAGGCTTTAGCAGCGAAGGAAGTAGCGGAAAAGGCGGCGAAAGAAGCAACCAGCGCCCAGACGGCGGCGGAAACAGCCCAGGGAAAAGCAGAGACGGCAGCCGGGACAGCCAGTACGAAGGCACAGGAAGCCCAGGCAGCGGCGGAAGCGGCAAGTAACCAGGTATCTTTAGCGGCAGCCCAGGCGACAGCGGCTAAGGAATACGCGGCGGCAGCAGAAGCGGCAAAGACCGGAAGCGAAAAGGAAAAGACAGCAGCCGGAGAATATGCAGCCCAGGCAGAAAGTAAGGCGAAGGAAGCCCAGGGAGCAGCCGGAGTAGCAACAACACAGGCAACGGCAGCGGGAGAACATGCAGACGCGGCAGCTAAAGAAGCCCAGGCAGCCGCCAACGCCCAGGCGGCAGCGGAAACAGCCAGGGGGAAAGCGGAAACAGCAGCGGGGACAGCCAGCCAGGAAGCCAAGGTAGCTACCGCAGCAAAGACAGCAGCCGCCACAGCCCAGGGAAAGGCAGAGACGGCAGCCAGTACGGCGACAAAACGGGCACAGGCAGCAGCCAGCGCAAAGACGGCAGCAGAAAGCGCCCAGGGAAAAGCGGCAGCGGGGGCAGCAGCCCAGGAAGCACAGGCAGCCACCACAGCCCGAACAGCGGCGGAAACAGCCCAGGGAAAAGCCGAGACAGCCAGGGGAGCGGCAGAGAACGCTAAGGCAGCAGCCGCCACAGCCCAAGGAAAAGCAGAGACGGCAGCCGGGACGGCGGCAAAACAGGCACAGGCAGCCACCACAGCCCAGACGGCGGCGGAAACAGCCCAGGGAAAAGCAGAGACGGCAGCCGGGACAGCCAATACGAAGGCACAGGAAGCCCAGACAGCGGCGGAAACGGCAGCAGCCGGGGGCGAAAATGCACAACACTATTACGAATTAACTAAGGAACTATACGACAATGCAAGCATACAGGCGGGACAAAGTAGCGAAGCCTGGTTAGACTTGTCTTATGTAAATAATTGCTATTTGAGCGAGTAAGGACGGTGCAAAGTGGTAGTAGGAAGGCTAGTATTTGACTTCGCCCGTCACAGCGTAGAAAAGACTATAAGGGTTAAACAGTTTGATAGTGAAACGCGAAACCTGTTAGTAGTGCTGCTGAATGACGGCGAACCTTACGAAATGCCGGAAGGGGCAATAGTAAGGATTGAGTGTAGGAAGTCTGACGGGGAAGAAATCTTAAACGATTGTACTTACGTCGAAAATCTGATAACAGCAGAGATTACCGAACAAATGACAGCCGCCGCCGGATATGCAGAGTGCGCTATAAGCGTCTACGAAAAGGAAAGCTATATAGCTTCCTGGACTTTTAATATAAAGGTAGATACGGCGGTAATTGTAGGCGATAAGATAGCCAGTACGATAGAGTACAAGGCAATCATAAACGCATTACAAGAAGTGGAAAAATCAAAAGATACCGTAGAAGAAGCGACTATTTTAGCTGCTACAGCTATGAAAACGGCAAACGATACTATAGGAATCGCGAACCAGGTTAAGGAAGAAGCGACGGCAGCGGCAGCAGCCAGCCAGGAAGCCGTAAAGGTAGCGACGGCAGCAGCAGAACAGGCGCAGAATTACAAAGGACTAATAGAGGACATTTATAACAATATTGATAAGCTTAACGATTTTGCGGAAGAAGCGTGGTTAGATAAATCATACTTAGGAAGCGGGTACTTAAGCGAAACAACGGAATAAGGAAGGCGGGAGATTATGCGGAATATGCCTAAAGTAATCGGAACGGGGAAAGACATTTATAACCTGTTAGGAATGGTACAGGCTGGCACACTGGAAGCAGCAGAGTTAAGGGAAGTGATTAACGGAATCGAAGAAGAAAAGTATATCTTTGTTCCGGTAGTCGAAATTTCAGAGGACAAAAGATACATTACTACTAACTATCTGGCAGAAGCGGAAAAGGGCGCTAAGGTATTGTGTGAAGGCAAGGAATACACAATTAAAAGTGTAGAGCATGTAGCGGTTGAGCAGCAGAGCCGGGGAGAAGACACGGGAGAAGCAAAAGAGGAAAAGAAGACGGTAATAGGAGTTAACGCCGACCTGGAAACAACAGCAGAAAAAGTAGGGGTAGAAAGCCCGGTAAATATCTTAGACACTTTGGGAATTACCCAGGGAGAATTAGACAGTATCAAAGGAGTGTTAGCAAGATATGAGTAGATTTTTAAGTAATGATTTTATTAACAAAGACCCGCGGGCAAAACTTACGGTTGCGAAAATGGCAAATATTGGCGACCTGGTAACACCTTCGGCGGAATATTTAACCGCTTCCGGGCTTACGTCACTTACGGTAACGGCTGGGTGTGTGGTTACGGTCGGAAGTACAGGAGTATTCAAAACGGACGCTACAGTACTTAGTACCGGAAACCTGGACGCTGGTAGTGCGTTTGTGGTGGGAAAAGATTACTATGTTTATATTTGTGACCCTGGCAGCGAAGACCTGGACGAAGTATACAAAATCAGCCTTAACAGTACATACCCGGACGGCTACAATGCAGAGACAAGCCGTAAAATCGGCGGCTTCCATTATGGAAGGGTAAGACAGGTAAGCAGTAAGCTTATTCCTATCAATACTGCCGGAGCGGAGAAAGGCAGCGGCTGGGAATCTAATGTAGCGTCCGGTATCGTTCCGCGTTCCGTATGGACGTTGAAGCACCGCCCAAAATGCAGCCCGGAAGGCATGGTATACGCTGGCGGCGGCTTGTGGGTGGATATTTACTTAGCGTCCAGCAATGGAGTAGGCGGCGTGAAATCAGCGTACAATACAACACCGCTTACAGGAACGGAAGGACATAACAGCTATGACTTTATCGACCTGGGCTTAAAATCCGGTAAGCGCTTGTTGTCTTATTCGGAATGGCAGCAAGCAGCATACGGCAGCCCACAGGGAGCGGACGGCAATAATACGAACGCCTGGGCGGCTACAACGAATACCGCTAGAACCACGACGGGTAAAGTAGTTAATGCTGTATCTGCTATCGGTTGCGTAGATTGCGTAGGTAATGTGTGGGAATGGCTGGACGAATTAAGCTACAGATACGACGGTACACAGTCCTGGGGCTGGAAGGACGTATTAGGCGCTGGGAACGGACAGGCATATACAGAAGGAACTTACGGACTTGTTCGCCTTATCGCGGGCGGCGGGTGGTACGGCGGCGTTGGCGCTGGCTGCCGCGCTGTCTACTGTGGCAACTACCCCTGGTTTGTTGACGCGGATGTTGGCGCGCGCTTCGGCTGTGACAGTCTGTAATCTGTTTTGTGCGGGCGGAAGCCCGCACACGCGGTAAAAATTTAAGGTAAATTTCCAGGATATAGGAAACAATGAGGAACGGCGACACAAAACAAAATAGCTGTGATATAATCGCGAATCAGAGAAAGGGCGATTATATGAAAAGCAATTTAGAGATACAAGAAAAGCTGTATGATTTTATAAAGTACATATACCCGGTGCTAAGACAATATCCGAAAAGTGAAAAGTTTTCGCTACAGAAAGATACTAAAAATTGTATCATGGATATTTTACGGTACATCATTAGAGCCGGGAAAAGCACGACGAAGAAAAAGCTTTTATACGACGCGGACGTAGAATTAGTGATTTTACGGTATTATATCAGAATTGCTTACGACCAGGAGTACATAAGCGGGCATACATACGGAGTAGCCGCGAAAAAGCTAACAGAAATAGGAAAAATGTTAGGCGGCTTCATTAAATCAGTACAAAGTTAAGAATATGGGCTATACGTTGCTTCGCCTTATCGCGGGCGGCAGGTGGAACAACGGCGTTAACGCTGGCTGCCGCGCTGTCAACTGTAACAACTACCCCTGGAATGTTAACGCGGATATTGGCGCGCGCTTCGGCTGTGACTTATGGACTTTTCAGACTTAGCAAGCTACGGCTTACTAGCGAAGACTATTTTACATATAGTCAGAACGTATAGCCCGTCCTGGGACTACCAGGCAAACATAAAAAAGGACGCTTCCGGTTAGTAGCGAAGGCGAAGGGCGGAAGCGGAAACGGCAGAAGATGAAAAGAAGTAATATAGGAATAAAGGATATAGCGACCTTTGAAAATGCGGAAGACGCATACAGGAAGGCGCGAAAGTGCAAAAGATACCGGGAAGAAGTGTTAAGGTTCACGGATAACCTGGAAGAAGAATTATACGACCTGGTGGCAGACCTGGAAGCCGGAACATACCGACAAGGGGAAGCCCGGCGCTTTGTAGTGTATGAACCGAAGAAGCGGGACATATACGCGCTGCCATTTAGGGACAGAGTAGCGCAGCACATGATAAACAATAAAATAGAACCGATTGTAGAAAGACGGTTTTACTATCATAGCTACGCCTGTAGAACAGATAAGGGTATGCACAAAGCGGCAGATTACGCCCAGGAGTGTATAAGAAACCTATCTTTTGAAGGGGAACAGGTTTATATATTAAAAGCGGATATACACAAGTATTTCAACAGTGTAGACCACGAAGTACTAAAGCAAATATTAGGCGGGATTTTCAAAGATAAAGACCTATTAAAGCTGCTTTACTATATTATCGACAGCTACGGGGAAGACGGGCGAGGGCTTCCGGTGGGAAACCTATTAAGCCAGCTTTTCGCAAACCTGGTATTAAATGAATTAGATAACTTCGTAAAGCACGAATTGAAGGAAGATAAGTATAAACGCTACATGGATGATTTTGCAATAGCACACAATAGCCGGGAACACCTGGTGGAAGTGTTACAAAAGATAGACGCATTTTTAGGCGAGCGGCTTAAGCTTACCTTAAATCCGAAAACGCAGATAATCAACGCTAAGAACGGCTTTGATTTTTGCGGGTATCGTATTTACAAAGATTACCGGAAGATAAGGAAGCGTAGCCCTAAACATATTAGGGCAACTATCAAAGCCTACAGAAGCGGAAAAATAACAAAAGAAAAATTGCTTATGAAATATGCAAGCTGGGAAGGACACGCGAAACACGCGGACACTTACAGGCTACGCATGAAGATTAAAGGGCAAATAGAAGCAGAAATTAAGAAAAAGGAGTTAATAGGCAATGGCAGTATTACGCCGGATAATTAACAGAATCAGAAGCCAGAGGGAAGAAGGCGAAGTACAGGCTACGAACGTAGCACGTTACGACCTGGACGTAGTAGAGGTACAGAGCAGCATAATAGCAGACCTGGCAGAAGTAAATAGGCTGCTGCTGGAAGAATTAGAGAACTATAGGAGCATGGAAGACGAAGACAAGCAGTTACTAATGATGATAGAAGACATAAAAGAAGGTCGCGAAGACCTGGAACGGATGTTAGAGCCGTAGGAAGGAGTTAGTAAGGCTTGAGTAGTGAATTTTGGATAGGTTTACTTATTCAGTTAGTTGTGTACGGGGTGTCTATCGGCGCGATATACGGGACGATTAAGACCAGACTTAATTATATCGAAGCAAAATTAGACAAACACAACAACGTAGTAGAAAGGGTGTACAAATTAGAAAAAGACCAGGCGGTACTTGATGAAAAACAGGAAGTAGCAAACCATAGAATTAAAGACCTGGAAGGCTTAAGCGCACAGTGAGAGCAAAGAAGCGGGAATTTAAGAAAAAGGTAGTTTTAAGCACTGGTTCAATATTTGTATGCACTTGCATAGTAGCCCTTATATTTTCATGGAACGAAAAGCCTACAGAAGTATTTACTTACATAATTCCGACAGCCGGGGGCGTGTTCGGCGCTGCTGTAATATGGTATTTGAAAGCGGTACAGCTTGAAAATGGCATTAAGATACAGCTAGGCATGATAAAAAAGCTTATCGACATGGGAGAAGAAAACCCGGCGGAAGAAATCAAAGAAAGAACCATACAAAAGATGAAAGATAAAACAGAAGCACTTATAGACGAAGCGTTAGAACCAACGGAAATACAAAACTTTTAGAGGTGCGAAGTATGGAAACTTTGAAAATGATTCTTGAAAACTGGGTAATTTTTGTAATTATGCTTGCATTGCTGGGACTTACTGTATATGCAGTATTACGCTTTTTGAAGCTTACGCCGCAGCAGCAGTTAGATAAAATAAGAATCGCGCTGCTGTATATGGTTACGGAAGCGGAAAAGGAATTAAAGCGGAAGACCGGACAGGTAAAAAGGGCTATGGTATGGGACTGGCTTACAGAAAGATTCCCGGTTATCACATTATTTTTAACAGAAGAAAAATACGACGAACTGTTAGAGGAAGCGTTAGTAAAGTTTAAGAAAATGCTGGAAGACAACAGCAGCTTATACGACTATGTGTATAATACGGTTACGGTTTCGGATGAAGATACAGAAGACGACATTTTAAGAAAAATCACAGAGGGAGCATAAGAAACATGAAGATTTTACTTATTAGCGGACACGGAGCGGGCGACCCTGGCGCTGTATCACAGTTCGGAAAAGAAGCAGACGAGACTATTTACATGGTCGAGGAAATTAAGAAGACTTTGAGCGCATACGCCCAGGTGGATTTATACCCGACGGAAAGAAACGCATACAAAGACGCAAAAGCCGGAAAACTGGCGGTTAACTTCGGAAACTATGGTTATGTACTGGAAGTCCATTTTAATTCCGGGGCAGCAGACCTTAAAGGAAACGGACGGACGACAGGTACGGAAATCTACGTTACTACAGCGGAAAAGACCGTAGGGGTAGAAACGAAGATTGTACAGAGTATCGCAGCCCTGGGCTTTAAGAACCGCGGAGTTAAGAGAACGAATTTTACAGTAATCTACAGAGCGAAGGCGGCGGGCGTATCTTCCGCGCTGCTGGAAGTGTGCTTTATCGACGATAAGGACGATATGAGCGCATACGCAGCTAAAAAGACACAGATTGCAGCAGCCGTAGCTAATGCAATCGCTGTACAGTTCGGGTTAAAGAAAGGCAGCCAGGAAGCGGGAAGCAGCCCGGCAACAGCCCCGGCAACACAGGAAATTAAAGCCGGAAGCATTGTTACGATTAAGAGCGGTGCGGTATATGGCGGCTTGTCTTCGACCAGAGGAAAAGCAGTCCCGGCGGCACAGTTAGGCGGCAAAAGACACACGGTAGACAAGGTACAGACAAATAAAGGAGTACAGGAAGCAAAGCTTAAGGGAATCAACAGTTGGGTAGCTGTAGCAAGCTTGACGGCTGTATAAGGGGGCTTCGATATGAATACAGAACAGAAAAACTTTATTAAAACAGTGGGCGCGCTTGCGTCCGCTGATATGAAGAAAAGCGGAGTGCTGGCAAGTTTGACAATCGCCCAGGCTATCACGGAAACGGGCTGGGGAACGTCCGGGCTTGCCGCAGAGGGTAAAGCCCTTTTCGGAATTAAGGCTACAAAGTCCTGGAAGGGTAAAGTATATTGCAAAGATACAAAAGAGTGCTACGACGGGGTAAATCTGGTAGCCGTGAAAAGCGAAGCTTTCCGCGCTTATGATAGCTGGGAAGAATCCGTTACAGACCATAGCGCATTTTTGAAGGCAAATAAGCGTTATAAAGAAGTAATCGGAGAAACAGACTATAAGAAGGCTTGCAACGCTATTAAGGCTGCTGGATATGCGACAGACCCGGAATATGCAAACAAACTTATTGAGATTATCGAGCAGTATAAGCTTACAGAGTTTGACGGCAAGACAGAGAGCCAGGAGAACCAAGGAGCGGGAGCAGCCGGGGCGGATGCCGAAAAGTACTACAGGGTACAGGCTGGGGCTTACAGAAGAAAAGAAGGCGCTAACCTTATGGCGGAGCAGATTAAGAAGACCGGACATACGGACGTATTCGTAAGGCTGCTTAATGGGCTTTACAAAGTACAGGTAGGCGCTTATACTAAAAAGGAAAACGCGGAAGCCACGGTAAAGAGACTAAAGGCGGCTGGTATCGTCTGCTTCATTACACACGCTTAAGCGGCACAAATAAGTAGAAAGTGTCAATAGTAACAAACTGGTAACTAACAAAACGACTTAGAAAGCCAGTAAAATAAGGGGCTACAGTTTCCATCGAATAGGCTGCTGATGAGGGCAAATTCTAAATAGAAAGCTTGATTTTATAGGCTTTTTTGAGACTCATATCATTTATGGTATGGGTCTCTTTTTTTCTCATTTACTGCAGAGTGTGGTGAGAAAAATAGTTGTGAAAAATCTAAAAAGTATACTTGACAAATGAATAGAATGAGTTAAAATATAACAGTACTATATAACACTGTTATATTTTCGAAGAGACGTTCAGGAGAATAAGAAAAAG